AGTGCTGCTGATAGACATATCGACGTAGTCCTGGACATCGGCTTGAAACTTAATGCGCCTCTCATAGTCCGGAGCTAGATCAAGTGCTGACTCAATCGACTCCGGTTTTACTCCATAAATATCGATAAGCTCTTGTGCTGCACTATCAACTACATACTGATATTTCCATCGTGTTCCGTTAGTTAGATACCTCCTTTTATAAGCTACCGCAAATAAGGGTTCCACGCCCGTAGTAGTTCCTGCCAAGATGCCAATGCTACCTGTTGGAGCGATTGCTCTAGTAGCAACGGGGCGGGATACGGAGAGTGCGTCAGCAAATTGAGCAGAGGATTTATCTGAGACGCCACGGTAAACAGATAACCATCTGTGTAGTTCTTCTGTAACTTCATATTTACTACCTCTCTTAATAAGCCATTCGTGCATACCCATCAAACCCAGCCCTAATCGACGGTTCTTAGCACGAACCTTATAAACCTTATCGTAAGGCAGTTGAGCACGGAGAGTACCACAGATTAAAAACTTTGTGCCTAGTTCGACTACATCGGCAAGCTCCCTGATCGATTCAATACGACCCAAGTTAATACTACCCAAATTGCACACATCGCTGTCATCAGCAGAAGTAACTTCAGTACAGGCGTTCCGTAGCGTCTCATCTTCATTATCCATAAAGTTAAAACTGAAGCCCGGTTCCGCAGATCGAAGTGCTTGCTCTACATTCTTCAAGAACACCTCACCAACGCTCCCGGTTTTCCAGTAATTCAATAACCATTCAGTATCATAATTAACACTGATGTTGGTCATGTCAAGGGGAGCAATGAAATTAAAATCCTGCTCCTTAATCTGCTTTAAGGTGTAGCCGGTATTACCGACAGGAATGCGATCCCAATCCTTAGCAGTTAAGAAAGACGGAATATCGTTATGCTTCCAATTTAGAGAGGCATAGATGGCGCTGCGTCGAGATCCTCCCTGCATTACACGACGACCGATCTCGTTGATCATCTGCATCTTAGGAATAGGACCGCTCGCAACACCACCCGTACCAGTTAAAGTACGGCCAGACTCTCGATACACACTGTAGTCTACACCGATACCACCGCCGGTCATAAGACAAGACTCGGACTTCCAAGACAGGTTAGCCCAGTCCTCTCGCTTGTCCTCCTCTGCCTTGAGAAGGAAGCAGTTGTTGTAGAATCGATTCTTACGACCGGCGTAATATAGGTAACGTCCTCCGGGTACAAATTTCAGATCCTGAATATATTCAGTTAGCTGTCGTTGCTCTGAAATAGACATTAGGTTCTGCTCATCGTCACGAAGATCACCACAGACATCCTTGACTAAGACACTAGCCAATTGCTGCCATGTATCGCAACCTGGATGAGAATACTTTAGATTGAAAATATCCTCTGAAAATTTAGAGCGGAACATCGGGTTCCTGTTGGACTTAAATGTCGTCATATACTTTCACCTCAATTTTTTTAATGCTGATACCATCTAAACAATCTTCGACGGCGTCTAGGAGTAAGCCCTCTAAATCAGACTCAACTCCTAAGACGCCATCTGCTGGAACCCAATACGCTTCACTATCAATAGTGGCGTATATTCTCACTCGAACTCGCATATTATGCCGTCAGTAATGTACGGAATACCTTACCGAAAGGATCAAAAAGATCTAGAGAAGAAATAGAAATATCTGTCTTCTGGATCTTAGACCGCTCGCGGACAAGGGCAGTTGACGCTCGTTGAAGATTTGTATAAGCCTTCTCTGCTTCTGCATACGCTTCTTTGTAAGCGTCCTTAGCTTCGTAGAAGGTTTTGTACTTCAGACGATTTAGTTCGTCTGTCTTTTCTTTAATTTCTTTTTCGAGTTCATCTAAGTTTGACATATATTTTCTCCTTATCGCTCACTTAGTTCACCGCCTAAAGCGGCATACCCAATTAGGTCTACCCAAGAATCCCTGTGGTTAGGACTCTTGAATAACCTAGCAATCTTTAACCACGCCATCATTAATGCCACATCTTCTGGTTCAACAGAGCGATCAAGAATTAAGGACCAGCCAGCAGCAATGTCATGAAAGTTCTTCGAAACTTCACCATAATCATGCTCTCTTTGTTTGTTAATCAAATCACCAGCCTCTTCTAACAAGGTGTCACGAGTTCGAGTCATCAGTGGATTTCCTTAGAGAAGTTTACGCTGTAAACATTGCCAGTAATACTCTTTACACGTTGAGGCTCTTCAATTGAGATTTCTTCGTTTGCAAGATCAACAGCATCTTGAATCACCTGCTCTAGAACATTCTCAATATTTTCGACGACAGCCCTCATCTGCTGGTAACCATCACTGTTCTTAATTTCATCCGTTGAAAAATCCCCTAAATACACCTCAACCATACCCGTCTCTTCGTTGAAATGAAAGAAGATAGCTGACGTATTGTCCGGTAAAGCTATATCGTGCATTATTTTTTCTTTTCGCATGTCATCTCCATAAAGTCATCGGCGTATAGCAACGCTAGTGGTCGTTTGCGGTCGCCTTTTAATATAGCGACTGGTTTCGTTTTGTCAAGTAGATTGTTTTCTGCCTGTTCTAGGGCCGCGTACACAGAGAAGGATGATCTCGATTTACACTCAACTGTCCAAGGAAATAACCTTCTTGCAAGTGGACTTAATCCTAGATCAGGTCCATTAACTCCACCAGGGGTAGACGTGACATCATCCGGTTCTATTCCATCTAGATTGGTGTGAAGATAGTCACGTACCCACTGTTGGAGACGCCTACCTTTAGCCTTCGCTGAAGAAGTCTTAATTTTCTTCTTTGAAGACCGTGTAGAAATTGTAGGCATTTGCGGACCTTGATTTAGGGTTACGCTCGTAGCGTAGTCCAGGCCAACACTTGTACCTATAACCACAATACGAACAGTTAACTGCTAGTTTACGATTACCTGTAGGCTTCTTGTAGAAGATTTCTTCAACGTCTTCAAATCCCCGTACAAAGTTATCCTCAGTAGCATCAGTTAATTTAGTAACCGTGTTCTTTATATTATCAACATACTCTGCTTGATCATCTGGATCAGCTAATACAAATTTAAGTTCTCCACTTTCTTTGTTGATAGCGATCCAACCACCAGCCTTAACACCGGGATATGTTTCAGCAACAGCCTCAGTATAACCAAACAACTGAGGTAGATATCCAAAGTCATCATTGTCCTTTAACGCCTCATAAGAAAGGAACTTCTTTTCAAAGGCGTATTTAGATGCACTCTTAATATCCCACACGGAGTATGTGTTACCATCCTTGATGATCAGGTCTAGTTCACCAGATAGCTTTTCGTTGTCATTGACAGGCATCTGAACACGCATGTTCAACTCTACGATCTCGATACCTGCCGCTAGTAACATGGCAACGGCGATGACTTCTGTCATGTCACCGTACAGCATCTTAATCTTAAACGTGTCAGACTCCTCTACCTTTTCCCAACCTAGCTTTTCTGCATGAAGCTGGCAAAAGGGCTTCCCAACCTGGGAGAGGGAGGGTAATCCCCCTCTCTTCCGGCCTGTCCAGTTGAATTTAGTCAGCTTAGAATTAAACATCTGACTGGCTCGAAAGATGATGTCTTCCGGGATCTTTGGACTCCCTGCTAAGAAGACCTCCATCTTCTGTTGGATAGCATTCATTACGCTACCTCTGTGATGTCTTCGAAGTCATCGTGCATCGTCGTGACCATGTTCTCGCGCATCTTCTCAACAACTTTCTCGTTCTCAATCTTGATAAGATCAAGAAAGCTTTGAAGGGTGTCCTTCCCTTCATCCGTAAGGGGATGCATCTTAACAAGATCTGGCTCATACTTCAACACAATGAAACGATTAGAACCACGCTTCTCGATAACGTATGATAGCTTGATGTCATAATGGATAGGCATACACTGCTGACGAACCATCTTACCCATAATCTGGGAGATCTCATAGAAGTTCGAAGGTCCAAGACGCATACGCACTGGTAAGTCTATCACCTCTACAGGTGTACCGTCAGGCAGTACCGCATCAGAGATTGTCACTGTACCAAACAAATTTCGCCCCAGTTTAACCTTGCTCAAAGAAGCAAACACGATAGGATCACTAGCCCGAAGTTTCTCCCGCTCCTTAGATGGAATCCAACCACACTTATCACCACCCTGCCAGTCTAGTGCTGACTGATCGAATGATTTAAAATGCTGCGACATATTGGAATACTTGTTCTGATCTGAATCAAAGACAGAAGTCTGCATGGTATCTAGGTAAATACGGATCTTTACTTCAGTACCATAAGCAACTCCAAAGTCTGCGTTCTCAATCTTAACTCCAGGAGCAGGAACAGTCCAGTCCTTCTCGTTGTGCTCTACGGTAGTCTCTCGATTTAGTTTGAGTTCTGCTAGGCGAGGACCACTTTCTGAAATGGTGTAAAGTGCTGATAGATCTCCGCCTTGAACATCAAAGGTAACTAGCTCTTGTGCGTTCATTCTGTTTCTCCTTTTGTCTGAACGATGATGTGCTTATAACATACTGAATCTGAAAAGTCAAGCAAAATCTTCTTGCTCCATCCAATTTTTTCCCTTGGACATTTCAACATCCAACGGTATATAGGTATCCAAGCCAAATCTATCAAGGGCTTCTCGTTGAGCATCGAGCAAACACTTAGGACCGATCTGCTTTATAAGATCTACTTCCTCTGGATGCGTGTCGATAAGTACAGAATCATGTACAGTATTAATGATCTTACTACGTAATCCTAATTCCTCCATCTTGTTAAACAATATGATAACACCGAGTGGTACGATCTCTGCGGTAGCAACCGACTGGACAGGATAATTAACGATCTGAGTCTTGTATGAAGCCATTCCATTGTGTTGTCTTTCACAGTCTGGAAAGTCAAACTGTCTACCGGTTGCGGTTGTAACTCTTTTAAATGTTATCGCCTCCCTCTGAAGCCGGTCATGCCACGAAAATACTCCTTGATACTTCTTGAAGAATTCGTCGAAGTAGGCCATCTGCGCGGGACTACCTTGAGATCCCCCGTATAGGGGTCTGAAAGTGCTGGCCTTGGCGGGGCCACGTTCAGTTTCTTCTCCGTTATCGGTAAGAACCTTTGCAGTGTACGCATGAACATCGAATCCGCTCTCAACCTCCTTCTTGATTACAGGATCGTGTGCTAGAATACCCGCAACACGAAACTCTAATTGGCTATAATCAATCTCAACCAACTCTCCTCCAGAAAACCGACTTACAAAGGCACGTCTTACGGGAAATAGCTTTCCTTTAGGCATATTCTGTAGGTTAGGATTGCTAGAACTTAGACGACCTGTAGCAGTAATGCACTGATTAAAATTAGCATGTAGTAAACCATCGCTTTTAATGCCTTTCTTTATACCTTCAATAAAAGATGATCGATAAGTTTCAATAGCCGATAGTCTTACAATAGCTCCTAAGAATTTCTTAGCTCTCTCGTCCTTGCTCTTACTCAGCAGGTTATTAAGCGTAAGTTTATCAGTTTTAAAGCCACCGGCAGAGGCTAATGAAACAGCGGGAGTAATGTTCAACCCCGCTCTGCTTTCGAGTTCTTTATAGATAAATCCTTTTCCTTGGCAACCTGGGCAGATTGTTGGATTCTTCCACCTTTCTCCATTCTTTTTGATCTTAAAGTAATTACCCTTACCCTGACAGGAAGGGCATTGGATAGATCTAACCTTGCGAGAGCGTTTGAAACATTTAACCATAGCCTCCTTAAACTCTCGTAGAGATAAATGTGGTCGGCGAAGAGGTTTACCACGGTGATCTACACCGATATTCATAATCTCCTTCCATTTATTCTTATCAACTAGTTGGCAAGAGTAGATAACTTGAGACATTTGTTCTGGAGAAGACAGGTTAACATCGAGATCACCCATTAGATCACGCACCTGATGGGTTAAGTAATTCCTCAACTCAATTTCTTCGTGTGCATAATCTTGATCAACCTTATCCAGAACATTCATATCAATAGCCATACCTGCACGTTCGATATCTGTCAGAACAGAGCAAAATTCTGCCATCAGATCTCTGATTGGGACTAAAGACGAACTAGCCTCGTCCTCGAATATAGCCATTTGTTTTTTGTATATCTCAGCAGTTGCTCGTACATCTGATTCAAGATAGCCACGCCTTGTCTCGATGTCAAGATCACTCCAGTTCATTCCCTTCTGCATTGCATCAGCGAGATCGTCTGTCTTTCTGGTGACATCATACTTCTCTGCCAACTTCTTCAGACTTAGCTCGCCACGCACTCCACGATTTAGAATATACTGGTTAATCATAGTATCGATTAACTTAACTGTGACATTTATGCCACACTCTCTTAACCAGGAGATATCAAACTTGGCGTTATGGCAAACAACATACCTAGCCGAGTTTACATCAGATACAAATGTGTCTATAGAATCTCCCTTTTCCCAGATTTTTACCTCATCTTCATCGGTTCTTAACCAACCGATACCAGAAAGAACATTGGACTTTTGATAAGGAGAAGGATCTTTTCTATCCTCACCCAGATCAATCTCCAAGTCTACAACTACGTCATACATCCTATTCTACCATCATCCTGTGTATAGTAAACTTCGCTGATACCGGCCCTTGCAATGACCGCTTGACATACTTCACAAGGTTTAGATAGTGCCAGTGAATTATCTTTCAAGACCCTAACCACCATCAAATTCAAGTCTTCACAGTTATCCATACCATGCCCTAGAATGCAAGCAGTTTCTGCGTGTTGATACGGATAATCTGTATAACGTGAGAGAGCAGGATGAGTTTTCTTTGAGTTAGTTTTAGCCGCAAAGATCTTACCAGTCTTGTCAAAGAGGACGGCACCGAGACGATAACTGTTCCTCTTACCTGTTCCCTCAGATGAGATAGCCACCGTATGTGCCGCCCAGAACATCTTGTCTAGGATATCTTCCTTCATTTCTTACTTTTACCTTCCGCAAACTGTTTATACAAAGCCTTTTGCAACAGATCACGATCACGCCTGACTGCATTCAGAGTGGATCGCTTCACGTTAGGCCGCTCACCTTTAGAAACATAGTGCTTACCAGAAGACTTTTTTCCTTTAGCCATCTATTTTTTCTCCTGTTTCAGAATTCCATTTGTCACCCCAGTCCTCCATTACGTAATCGTACAGAGTGTTCTGCTCGTCCTCAAAAAACTCTTCAATAATTACACGATCTTTTGGCTTGCCCACTCGTCGAGCACTTATCTTGCAATCCTTCAACATAGGAAATGAAAAACTCCAGGCAGCGCCATTCGGTTTTTTGATTACCAGCTTGTAGTATTTACGCATCAGGTGGTGTCTCTTCTGCGTGGCTGCCGTGCATGTACGACTTTGCGACTGCTTCCTCCGCAGGTAGGTCAGGAGAAACCACTTGAGCACGGAGCTTTTCGATAGCTGCCATAAAAGCCGGGACTTCAGATCCCTTCAGATCTACCCGTGATAGAAATGTTAGAATGTTATTGATTGTATTAACGTCCATTTTTTTATCTCCTTTTTAATAGTCTTCGTCAGCACCCCATAAACCAAAGTCACGTCTCCGTGCTTTGTCTAGGGCTTCTTCAAGCTCGCTCTCTGAGCTACAGGTGTAGATGGAATGATAAACTTCTACGCCTTCGGAAAGATCATTGGCACGTTCAGCATAAAGAATCCTTGTCCTGTACCATGATCTATCACGGACAACTTCAACGTAATGCGAAGATCCAATTGATTCGTAGTATCTAGTTTTGGAATTCAATATCGCTCTCCTTTGCTTTGAGTTTAACGAATGAATCCGTGCCATGATCAACGACACACATAATTTTTGGTTCTACCGGCGGGATACTTACAGCCGTCCATGTCCCTGTTTCAGAATTAAAATACAGAACAATTAGATGACCAGCTACACTTAACCCGTTAAAGATAGGGGTTTCTTTGGCCCCTTTCAATAAGAAATTGTGAGCTTCCTTATACGATCTGCATTGTGATAGATCTTGAGATCGGGCAACCCCAACTGTTAGTAAAACTATCACGAACAGAACTAATAATGTAAGAACTATTTTCTCCAAGATGTTAAGTTTCATCTGTATATTCCTCTTCCATCAGATTTGTTTCCCGCCACTCCAACCACTCTTTATGCGGCATGTTATAAGATAGAACAGTAGCAACGGCTTCTAGGTGTCGCTGGATTTCAGCAATGTCTTTTTCTTTATCTTCCAAGAAAACTCCAAACTCTTCTTGTCCATTATTACGGCGATAAAGATCGTAAGATAAATGGCTGTATTGGTTCTTTAAGTACTGTACAACGAGGTTGTCAACTTCATCGTCACACAGAACTACTGTATATTTATCCATCTCTTTTACTCCTATCCAGTTGTCACATGTGTAATCAGTCATCCTCGCCTCACTTCTTCTATATCTGAATGCGACCAAAGGTGTGCTTCTACTTGAGCATCTGTCCAATCATCAAACACCTTTGGTTCAAGTGTCTTTTCATCTACCAAATAAAGCCAATCTTCTTTATCCTTTGATAGATAAATTTTAACTTTCCAAGTCATCCTCGCCTCACCAGCCAGGAGCAGAGTAGTCTTTGTGTTTCTTGTACATTGTCATACCATCTGCACCATATGCAGGACACACTGAAATGTACTCGGGCAAACCCGTGCTATCCTTCTCACCTGACGCGCCGCAGATAAAGAACACACCAGTCTTTTCAGCCATTGCATGTTTTAGAAGAGTCTCGTACTTCTCAACCTTCTTGCGAAG